CTGTAGATTTGTCCCAAATTTGATGTATAATTGATTTATCAACAAAGGAAACATCATGTTTAAAGCAATCGACACATCAAAGACAAACAACGGCGTAGCAGTTTCGTGTGTTTCAAAAGTCGGTAAATCGTTTACAGGTTACGCTTGCAGGAATGGTATGGTTGAATTTGTTTCAACAAATGCTGATGAATCCAAAGTGCGGAACATGTTGAAAAAAGCAGGTTATCCGTACACCAAGAAGATGGTTCCTTGCATAGATACAGAAGTTCAAGTTTTTTCTAAGGCTTAATAAAATGCGTAAATTTTTAGTGGCACTCTTGTTGACAGCATCCTACGTTGGCTGTTATGCTCAAGAATGGAATACGTCAATCGGAGTGACTTTGCATGATAGGCATGGAAGTGTTTCTATCGGCACAAACAACTATCCGCAATATCAACAACCGCAGGCAAACGTTTATGTTTATCCTCAATATGTGCCGCAGCAACAAGTGATTGTCGTGCCGTGTTACAATTGCGGTCAATATCCTGTTCCAGTCTACAACAATGATCCTTATCGGAATCATCGTCATCTTCAGCGTGGTCCTAGCCATGGTCATTATCACGGCAATCAGCCTTCTGTCAATATCAACATTCACAACTAAACAATCTTTTATATTATGAACAAATTCCACACTGACGGTACGCGTCCAGAAGGCGCAGAGATTTTCGTTTTTGGTAGTAATTTGGCAGGCGTCCATGGTGCAGGTGCTGCAGCGGCAGCATTAAACATGGGAGCGGAATGGGGTAAAGGTGTTGGAATGCAAGGCAAAACCTATGCCATTCCAACGAAAGATAAGGAAATCAAGTCTTTACGATTGTCACAGATTCAGCCATACATTGAACAATTTGTAGAGTTCACAAAGGCAAATCCTGATAAGAAGTTTTTCGTCACTCGAATCGGTTGTGTCCTTGCAGGCTATAAGGATAATCAGGTTGCGCCGTTATTCAAAGATGCGGTCAATTGTTCTTTTGCAAAGGAATGGGAACGTTTTGTCACAAAATGATTTCCAACAACATAAGTAAATGGTACGAGGGAATGTTGGCAAAAGCTGCTTCCCTCGGTCAATTTAGTGATGTGCCTGTCTATAAGATTGGCGCAGTTCTAGTTTTCAAAAAGAGTGTTCTGGCAACAGGATACAATCAAAAGAAGAGCCACCCTCTCCAATTAAAATACAACAAGTTTAGAGAAGATTACAAACGCCTCGGAACATTCGTTCACGCTGAGATTAATTGTATCGGCTCTCTAAGATCAGTTCCAAAAGGTTCTACCTTGTTTATAGGCCGATTTAACGCTAACGGTGTTCGGTCTATTTGTCGTCCTTGTGAGGGATGTCTTCAGTTAATAAAGTTACACGGCATCACTGAAATCGTGTATAATACCCTCGATGGATATGCCATTGAACATTTGAAAGGTTAGTAATGAGTCTATTAGATAAATTGAAAAAGAATTCTCGAATCAAGGAAACATCTATTCTTGAAACGTCAACATTCTTTAATAAAAAAGATGAGGTTCAAACATCAGTCCCTGCATTGAATATCGCTTTGAGCGGTTCCCTTGATGGCGGGTTGCAACCAGGCTTGCTTCAAGTAGCTGGCCCTTCAAAGCACTTTAAAACAAGCATCGCGCTCGTCATGGCTGCTGCTTATATGAAGAAGTATCCTGATGCTGTTTTGATGTTTTATGATTCGGAATTTGGTTCTCCAAAATCATATTTCCAGGCATTCGGTATCGACACTTCTCGAGTGTTGCATACGCCAATCACCGACATTGAACAATTGAAGTTTGACATTATGTCTCAGTTGGGTGAAATTATTCGAGGTGATAAGATCATCTTCTTGATTGATTCAATTGGTAATTTGGCTTCCAAGAAAGAGGTCGAAGATGCAATGAATGAAAAGTCTGTTGCTGATATGTCACGCGCTAAGCAATTGAAGTCTTTGTTCCGTATGGTTACACCCCACCTGACGTTAAAAGATATTCCTATGGTTGCTATTAATCACACCTATAAGGAAATCGGGCTTTTCCCTAAAGACATTGTAGGCGGCGGAACAGGTTCTTATTATTCAGCAAACGATATCTGGATTGTTGGTCGTTCTCAAGAAAAAGAGGGAACAGATGTTGTCGGTTACACCTTCAATATCAACATTGAAAAGAGTCGTAGAGTTCGTGAGAAATCTCGAATTCCTTTAACGGTCATGTTTGACGGTGGTATCACTAAATGGTCTGGACTATTGGATATCGCCATTGAATCGGGTTTTGTTATCAAACCATCTATGGGATGGTATCAAAAAGTTAACCCTGAATCAGGTGAGATGATTGAGGGTAAATTTCGTGCAAAGGATACCAACACTGAAGAGTTTTGGGGTTCATTGCTTAAGAGTAGTCAATTCAAAGAATTCATTAACAAGAAATATCAACTGGTTATGGATTCATCAATTATGGGAACAGAGGAAGAACTAAATGCAGACTAAAAATCAAATCTATGAAATTATTCGTGAACTAAAACAAAACATCCCCTCGTTTTATTCTGTCCCTGTCGGCAATGATGAAGAACGAGAGATGATGGATGAACAAGGCATCATTGGTGCCATTGTCATTCAAGACGGGACATTTAAAGACACGACTATCATTCTTCGAGAAATCAAACAGGTCGGTGAAAACCTTCAAATCGATTATGTGGCTGTAGACATTGATAAAAAGGTTTTGGCTGATAATCCAGAGATGCAAACTATCGTAGGAAACATGGTCAATTATTTCCTAGCTATTGAACGTCTAAAAGACTTTGAAGAAACGCCTGTAGACAATACCGATCCTGAATGATATAATTGTTTCTTACAAAGAAACGATTGAACGGAGAATAAATGATTGAAGAAGTAATCTTGGGAAACCTTTTGCACAATGAGGATTATGTGCGAAGGGTTCTCCCTTTTTTGAAGGATGAATATTTTGCCGAGAACTCTCATTCGATTCTGTTCAGCAAGATTCAAGAGTTCGTAGGTAAATACAATAAACCGCCTACCCAAGAAGAATTATTGGTTGAGGTCAAAAACACTAAAGGTGTAAGTCAACAAGACTATGATGGTGCGGTTGATATGATTCAACAGCTATCAAAGCGAAACAAAGCACCCTCGATTGAATGGCTTGTTGAACAGTCGGAAAAGTTCTGTAAAGATAAAGCGTTGTTTAATGCCATTATCGATGCGGCGGCTATGATTGAAGATGATAAAGCTGACGTAGGGCAGATTCCAGAAATCCTAAAGTCGGCATTGTCTGTTTCGTTTGATACTAATATCGGACATGATTTTACCTCGATGATTGAGCAGCGCTATAAGATGTTGCATCAAACGAATGAGTATAAGATGCCGTTTGACATTGATGTCTTTAATGAAATTACAAATGGCGGATTGCCGAAGAAGATCTTGGCGGTTGTATCGGCATCAACGGGCGCAGGTAAATCTCTTTTCCTTTGTCATAATGCGGCACGAAACCTTCTAGCTGGTAAAAACGTTCTTTATATCACCTTAGAAATGGCTGAAGAACGTATCTCGGAACGTATTGATGCAAACATCCTAAACATGAGAATGCAGGATCTTCCTGGTCTATCATTGCAGGAATACACCAAACGTTTGAACAAAGTTCTTGAAGGTTGCAAGGGTCGATTGGTTGTAAAAGAGTATCCAACGGCTTCCGCAGGTGTTACACAATTCAGGTCTCTGGTCAACGAATTGAAGCTTAAGAAAGACTTCGCCCCAGATATCATCTATGTGGATTACATTAACATTTGCTCGTCTAGTCGCTTCAAAGCAGGCATGGTAAACTCTTACCAATATGTCAAGGCTATTTGTGAAGAATTGCGTGGCTTGGCAACAGAGCTGAATTTGGCTATTGTTTCAGCGACACAATTGAACCGTGAAGGTACAGATAACTCTGATGTTGGATTGAAGGAAATTTCAGAGTCACATGGCTTGGCTATGACGGTTGATATTCTATTGGCTATGATGCGTTCCGAGGAATTGGATGCTCAGAATTTGGTCATGTTCAAACAGCTTAAAAATCGATTTTCAGACATGGCTGCAAAGCTAAGGTTTGTTGTCGGAATTGACCGCTCAAAGATGCGATTGTTTAATGCTGAGAGTGAGATTCAGATGACCAAAACGAAACCCATCTCTCATGGAAGCCCTCCACAAAGGGGAGAGACAATCGACAAAGAAACGGGTGAGATCAAGAACTATAAGCCACCGCTTAACAATAACCGAGCAAGGTTTGCGGGAATTAAAGTCTAAAAAAGTTTAAGAACTGTAGACATTGTCCTAAAATGTGTTATAATAAATTCATTGAAACAAGGACGATGTTTACAAATTATGAAAAACCGCAAATTTGACGAGCTTTTTAAAGTTGGCTGTTTTAATAAAAACGAATGGTCTGTTAGCATGGATTCAAAGAAAGAATCCCGTAAAGTTAGCAAGAAGTCAAATAACATTGTTGTTTGGAGTGTGGTTGAAGAAAACGGTCCCAAGGGTTTGATTTACAAGTATTTCGGTGTCTCCTCGTCAGATTTTTTGAAAGTTTAATATTATGAAAACATTTTCCCAGTACATTGCAATTTTGAATAGCGACAACTCTCGATTGTTCAAAGAGGCAAAGATTAAAGAGTTCGGTACAGAATGTCCCCAATTCGTTCGTTTGCTTGAACGAGCATATAGCCCTGAATTCGTTTATGGCGTCAAGAAAGTTCCTGCGGTGACTAAATCAGGAAACAAGACATTGCAAGATTTGTGGTTGTCATTTGAGATGTGTCTTGTTGATTTGACATCTCGCAAGATTACAGGCAACAAAGCACGAGATGAAGTTGTAGCCATTATGGAACAATTGACACCTGAAGAAACAGAAGTGTTTGCAAACGTTCTCAAAGGTGATTTGCGTTGTAATGTCAATCGTTCTTCAATCAACAAAATGTTCCCGGGAACCATTCCCGAATATCCTTACATGCGCTGTTCATTGATGAAGGGTAGCAACATTGATAAGTTTGATTGGTCTAAAGGTATTTTCTCTCAAGAGAAAGCAGACGGCATGTATGCTAATGTTTTCGTAAAAGAAGACGGTTCTGTTAGCATCACATCTCGGGCAGGCACCTTGTTTGCTAATGTTGAATTCAAATCCTTCATTGATGAATTCCTGACAAAAGCTGATAAAGGCTTTTGCTACAATGGTGAATTGTTGGTTCTGCAAAAAGATAGCGAAGATGACGGTTGGCAAGTTCTTCCGCGAGAAATCGGCAACGGCATTTTGAACAGCGTCCTTAAAGGCGGAGTGTTTGAAAAGAACCAGTGCCCGTTTTATTACATCTGGGACAAGGTTCCTATGGCTGATGCAGTTGCAAGCGGTAAATACAAACGTGCATACAAAGACCGCTATCAGGATATTAAATCCTTGTCAGGTTCACAATTTCACCCAATCCCTACCAAGATTGTTTATAGCCTGGAAGAAGCCTTTCAACATTACACAGAGTTGACTTCACGTGGCATCGAGGGAACTGTTATCAAAAACCCGAACGGTATTTGGGCAGATGTACTTCCAAAGACCAAATTAAATTGAAGGTTGAAGCTGAGGTTGATTTGATTGTTCGCGGATTCAATCCAGGCAACGGTAAAAATGAGAAATGGTTTGGCTCTATCATTTGTGAAAGTTCTGATGGTAAGATTCAGGTCAACGTGTCAGGGTTCACAGACAAAGATCGTGAGCGCATAAATAAAGAAAAGGCCCAATGGATTGATTCTAAAATCATTACGGTTAAGGCCAATTC